CTATATCAATTGGTTCAATATCTTTTTTATATCTTTTTGAGGATGATAATTTTCTAATAAATCCACTCCCATCAACTCCAATAGCAGTAGCACCAGCAGTAACACCAATTAAAGGAATTTTTATATTTCCATCTGCTCTTATCATCATTAATTCTGTTGTGTTACTAGAAAAGAATACGTGGTCATATGCGCCCATATTTTGGTATCTAAAAACGTCTTGTTCAAAATAATGAGCCGCTGTATTAGTTCCGTTTGCCTGAAATATTGTACCACCTGATAAAGTTGTTGAAGTAGAACCAAAAGTTATTGTTGTACATGCTCCAGATATAGCACCAGGATTTGAAGCTCCAACTCCAAAATTTCTACCACTATAAAAAGCATCTGTATTGTCTTTAAATATAACTCTATTTAATCCACCAGTTGAACTACCCACCCATGCATTATCATTAGCATCATCCGAAACTAATTGGGCGTTTTGAGAAGTTCCATTTGATTGCGCAATAAATCTTGATACGGCTGTTCCGTGTACATTTTTATTTATAAAATCAGATGAAGAAGAATTATTTTGGAATATATCAACATTGCCATAAAAAGATGTGGCTCCTGAGTTATTTATCCTTATACTTTCTGTAAAATTACTACCTCCATCTGATGACCTATGAAATACAGTTGACCTTGCAGTATCAGTTGCAATCATTCTAATATTTGCATTACCACCTTTTGCATCAATAGAAATTGATTGAGAAGCAAATGCACCAGTACCTCTAAAAACTCTAAGTGTCTCACTTGTATCGTTGTTAGGACTTATATTAACTTGTCCTGCAGATGTTATCCTCATTTTTTCTGCTACACCAACTGTGCCATTACCTGCAGTAGTTCCAATTTTAAAAGCTATATAATCATTATATAAAAACATTGCTGTTCCATTTGCTGCTGTATCTAAAGCTTGAAAAGTGCTATGTGTAGAACCCACATAAATATTGTTAGAAAACATAGTTTCCCCAGAACTTGTAGTATAACTCCCCATAACCCCACTTCTTCCTACTTGTAATTGTTGGAATTGATTGGTTGATACAAAGGGGTCAGCTATAGGAGATGTTGTTCCAACTGATACAACACCTAAACTGCTAATACGCATTCTTTCTGTAGCATTCCCTGAGGTTCCCCTAGTTCCAAATATTAAAGAAGTGTTGAAGTTACTAGCGAAATTGCCTAACGCTTGAACAAAGCCACCTAAGTAATCAGTTCCACCTGATTCGCTAGAAAAACCTAAACCCCATACCTCATTTGCTGTTCCAATATCTTTGTTTGTTAATTTTATAAAGTTGCTATCATCTGCTGTTGAATCTGTTCCTATTGTGCTATCTGAAATTTGTAATTTATTGCTAGAATCTGTTTCATTTATTCCTAAGTTTCCGTTTTGTAATAATCTCATCTTACTACTAGCAGCTTGCCTCCAATCTTGTATATAAGCACCACCTGTGCTATTTACATCTATAACTAAACCATTACCGTTTGTTGAATTGGTATTTCTCATAAAACCAATAGCAAAACCATCAGCAGTCGTTTTTTGCACAACAAATGGAATACCAGTGTTTATTGATGTTCCAATAACTACGCTCCCTGCAAAAGTTGAGTTAACTCCAGTTATATCCAAAGCAACAGTGCCACTTCCAGTTCCAGTTCTAAAATTAATTGTTTCATCACTGCCATGTCCCCAAATATCTAATTCACCAGTTGATAAAACTGAAACAAAAGCAAACTCACCATTATTTTCAAATCTAATATGTTGACTTGTATTTTTAAGAGTTAAAGAAGCGGTTCCATGAGCACTATCGCCTATTCCTACATTACCTGTAAAAGTTGCGTTTGCAGCAAATAGATTACCCCATGGTTTTGTAACACTACCTATATTAATTCCGTTTTGACCACCAAAAAAATCAGTGGAAGAACTAGCACCTAGAGTTATTGTATTTGATCCATTTCCAGGAGCCTGATCCCCAATAACAATTTCTTTATCTGGAGTACCTACGCCTGAAGAAGTGTTATATCCTATATATATACAACCATCTCCTGAGGTTTTTTGATAAGCTGCAGATGCTCCAATATGAATATTAAATGCTCCAGTTACCCTATTTCCAGAAGCATTAGAACCAATAGCAACGTTACCATCGGAATCATTTACATCAGTACTGCTTAATTCGCCCAAAGCATTAGAACCTACAGCAACATTACCGCTATTAACTGTCATAGCATCTAAACATTTATAACCTATGGCTACATTTGAATGCGCAGTAGTGAACTGAAGACCCGCTTGACTCCCTATAACTGTATTATAATATCCTGTAGTTGTGTCTTCTAAAGCTTTGAAACCTATCGCAACATTCTCATCTCCAAATGCTCCAGAAGTATTAGCTAAACTATTTAAAGCATTAATACCTAAAGCTGTATTTTTTACATCATTAGACCCTGGTGCTGCAGTTCTGCTAGAAATAAATATACTTCCGGTATCAGCACTTAGTATTTTAGTGATTGAACCGATTTGTATATAACTACTAACATCTAATATACCTGCAACAGTAGCTTGTGTAGCGCCTGCGTTTTGTGATATAATAGAATCACCTAATGTTGTTGTAGTTGCAAACATAGGTAAAGCATATTGTGTACCTGATACTGCACTAGTAAGCTGACTTGTTAAAGCTATGGTTCCGGTGGCGTTTGGTAATGTAATAGTTCTATCGGCTGTAGGATCTTCTATAGTTAAAGTTGTTTCGTGCTGGTCTGGGGTGGCGCCTTCAAATACGATTGCATTTGCTGCCTCCATAGTAACTGTATCTACAGTTGTTGTAGTACCTGCTACACTTAAGCTAGGAACAAGTAAAGTTCCAGTCGATGGATTATATCTAAGTGCGCCAGTATCATCTAATAAACCGTTTGATTCATTGTGGAATACAACAGGGAAGTTAGTATTGGCTGTAGAATCTGTAACCGTAACTTTAGCTGCAGTACCGGTAGTGTCTTGATTCAATGTACCAACAGCAAAATCTAAAGTACCATCGCCATCCTCATAAGTTACTGTAATATCAGTTTCAGTATTGTTACTTACCATACCGCCCACTATATCCTGAACTTCCTCAGTTGTTAATTGTGTATTAGCAGTCATATCATCTACAACTAAATCAATTGTTCCGTCTGAATCTTGATATGTAGCAGATACTCTAGTTTCTGTATTTGAGCTAAACATAGCGCCAACTATATCTTGCACCTGTTCTGTGGATAGCTGAGTGTCTGAAGATGCAATTGTTATATTATCGGCATCGGTATGTGTAAGAGTTATATTTGATCCAGCTACAAATTTAATATCATCGGTACCACTACCTGCTCCACCTGTGGTATTTCTTAAAATTATATCATTGCTACTGTCTACAAAAGAAAGTGTAGTTGTGTTTTGAGTGTTAGGTGTAGTTACGGAACCGCCTAAAGCTATTGCCGATCCATTTATAGTTATACTTGAATTGGCTAAATCGCTATTAGCAAGTTGACCCGTTATTGACGATGCCCCTAAATCTATAGCTAACTGCTGAGTTCCAGAAATAGTTTCTCTTACTATACCACCGTTTGTTTTTAATGTTATAGTAGATGCGTCGACTGAAATTTGACCTGAAAAGAATTCTACTAGGTCTGCTAGTTTGAAGTTTTTTGTGTTGTAATTGTTGAGTCCTACAAAATTGGATCCAGTTAATAAATCTTCTGTAGATATACTGGTATCTCTTTCGTATGTTGAGAGTTTAGCCATATTTATTCTTTTTTAGTTCCTCGGCCCCTGTTGCCTCTATTGGCTCTTATTGATGTGAATTTTTTTGTCTTGTGATCGTAATCTTTGCCCTTAAGGTTCTTACCTTTCTTTTTAGCTGCTCTACGTTTTCTTTGATTCTCTGCTTTCATTGATCTTCTTCTAGGTGTCATTGCAGTTTTCTTATCTCTTGCTTTTTTAGCAGCTTTTGCTTTCTTACTGAGTTTTTGTGCCATACTTTATTATTACGTGACAACAGGTGTTTATTAAATGTATTATTATTAGCTAGTGTCGTATAGAGGATTAATGGGTTACATTACCGTATTTACCTTATATACTACAAACAAAAACAAAAACATTTTACCCCACGGGGGGTATATTTACAATATTTTTACAAAAAGTTTTACCTTTTACATACACAACACGAAGTACTATGGATAATATAAGTGTAAAAAGTATTAATAATAAACTAAAATTATATAAATTATGAATAAGAATAAATTAAACGATGCAATAAGTAAGTTATCTAAAAAAGAATTGTCAGACATCTTTCCTCCAATTCACAGAAATAACTTTGTAGTAAGAGAGAACTGGTATGGTAGAAATCAAATAATAACTTTTATAAATAATAAAGGTCAACAAATAACTTACAATCACGATGAAGTATTAAAAGTAATGTTACCTAAATTAAAGTTAATGCCTTGTTGGATTAAAAGAAAGTATTGGTCTCAGTCAACTGACATGCCAAGTAATGTTCGAAATAATGTAATTGAAAGACTAGACTTAGTATAATTGCGAAACACCGTCCAGTGACAGAGGGCAAGGTGTATAGCATGTATAGCATTTACTTTATTTACCGAAAGTATTAAAAAAAGTGTGACAATTGCTCTTTACTATTATAACTTAATATACCTAATGTCACATTATTTACTTTATTACATAAGTGTACATAGTGGGTAACATATGTAAACTATTTTACAATAGTAAACAATTTATATACTTTTATTTTACAAACTTAATACGAAGTGTATTGGATAATATAAGTGTAAATAAATAATAATAAAATGAAAAGAAAAAAAATATATACCTACGAAGAAAGCAAATTAGAAAAATTAACTAAAGAAATGTTTGGTGAAAAATATACTTTCAATAAAATGAGTGAAAGAGAAAAAGGTATGATAAAAAATGAGTACAATGATATATATAGATAATTACGGAAATAACTTTACTTGGGCAATCTTAAAACAAATGTCAGGTGAATTAACTAGAGTAGATGTACTAGGTATAATTGAAACTCACAAACTAAATACGAACTTAACTGGATAATATAATAAATTAATAATATGAATAAAGAATTTGAAAAATTAATGGAAGAAATAGGTTTCCAAATAACTAAACTAAATGATGGTACAATTGACAAAAATGATTTTACCAATGCAATCGAAGAAATACACGAATATTTTAATACCACAATAACTATATGAAAGTAAATAATATGAAAGAATTGCTAGAGTATGTAGCAAATAAAAGGAAAAAACAAGCTCACCAACATTATGAGGTAGCAAAAATATACGGTTCCTGTAGTGGAATGGGTAATAAAAGATACAGAGTACAACAAAAAAGTACTTTTACTAAAGGTAAATCATATGCCTATAATAAGAAATGGATTTATACAAACTAAATACGAATAAAGATGGATAATAATAATATGAAATACAGAAATATAAAATATAATTATCACGAATGGAAAACGTTTGACGGTAGATTAGTAACAGGCTATCACTGTGAAGACAAAAAATTACTAAATGGTTTAGATACCATATCATTCGGCGCGAAAACCATCAACGAAATGCAAGAATATATCGACGATTATATCGATAATAGACAAGAAAAACTTGATAATCAAGTGCTAACAGACTCTGCAATGGCAGAATACTATGCCAAATGGAGTACTGCTGGTGAATTTTAATTTTAAATTTTATAAAAAATGAATGATAATAGAAAATTAAGTGAAATGCAAAAAGCAAATATTATGACTCTTATTACCTTTATAGCAATACTAACATACATTATACTATAATGAGAACATTTGACAAATATAAAGTAAATTTAAGACAAGTTGGTGACGATATATACTCTTACAGTACTAAAGTCGCAACGATACACCACGATAAGTTAATACAACACGGTTGGTGGAGTGTAACAACTCAGAAACATATAAACTATGTTGCAAACGAATTAGGATTAGAAATAGATAAAAGCTATGAGTAAAATGAAAGAACTAGATAATATCGCTAGCGGAATAGCGGAAGTAACAAAAGAATTAATGTACGATAGTATACACTGGCAATTGGAAGATTACCCGCAAGAAGGCGATAATTACAATGCTATACATTCTCACGTTATGAAAAGAGCAATCGAAATGATGTATTACGAACTAAATACGAACGAGGATGGATAATATAATTGTATGAAAAAATGTAAATGCAATAATATAATACCAATCGGTAGAGTCAAGCTAGGTTATAATACCTGCGTTAATTGTAGTACAACACAACAATATAGTTATATACCAATTATCGCAAACAAACAAGTACTCGAAGTGCAGATAGTTTCACAAGAAGTTTCAGCTTCAGTACATAAAGCTTGGCGAAGAAAATAATACGGTGAAGAAGAAATAGGAAACAATATATATGTATGTGGTGCCGACTATCGACCGATATAAGCGAGCGTACGGAAGTGTATTACATATTGAGTCACACTAACTTCTTCATACAGGTGAGGGGAAGGACGAGTAGCTTAACAGGTAGATTTGAAGCTGACCACGTGTTGGTTATTTGATGGATTTCTACACATAAGTGAATTGCCTCCCCCACCTTTTTTAAGGTTTGGTAGTTCAGTTGGTTAGAATATCTGCCTGTCACGCAGGGGGTCGCGGGTTCGAGTCCCGTCCAAACCGCAACATTAAATAGCGCTGTAGAGCAGTGGCCAGCTCGCAAGGCTCATAACCTTGAGGTCGTCGGTTCGAATCCGGCCAGCGCAACTAAGAGACTGTATAAGTGTTATACAAGATGATGATGTTAATGATTTAGATATATACGAAGTTAATGGCTTAGCAGAATTACAACTACTTGCTATGGATATAATAGCCATGCAAGATGAAATCGGTAGAATAATCGATAGTAACAAAGAAAGATTAAATACAAACTAAATACGAATTAATACGGATAATATAAACGATATGCAAAATTTATACGAACAATTAAAACCGAAAATCAGAAAAGAACTGAACGAAAGCGCTAAAAAATATGATAGTGTTAGTAGAATTAAATATACTTTAATGTCTAAAACATTATGGTCTGAACTAAAAGTTTCAACAGTTAAAGATTTAATATTATTTAGTAGTATTGATGCTAATAATTTAGGAATTAACGCCATGTTATATGGTAATAATATTATTGACTAATGAGTATTAAAAATACAATAAGGCTAAACGAACAAGCTTACGATAAAGTTTATTCTAAAATAAAAGCTATAGAAAACGAAATTAAAAAAGACCAATACAATATTGATAACAATATGGTAACTCCATTTATACCAATGGAACTACACTTAGATGTTCTTGATTATAAAAAGCGGGAAAAAAGAGTGTATGAATATATGTTAAATTTAATTAATAAAGAAAGAGAAAATGGCAACTAGAAATGTAACTATGGTAGTACCTATAGAGTTCTACCACGAAAATAAACCTAATCATCCTGACATGTTTAAAGACGTTAGCCGTGTAAATATGTATCTACATCATGACGGTTATCCTCAATGGCAAGGTGTACAACTAGCTAATTGGCTAAAAGTTAATGCAAGACAGGATAGTTCCGCATTAGCCGCTCAATTAGTGAGAGATATGTACTATGACAGTTGCTATTTATATCAAAACCATCAGGTAATTGACCACCATTATACTTATATAATATTTGTGGATAAAGACCCGTTAATACTATGTTATGACCAATATTCTTCTCGCGAAGTATTTTGCTATACACCACAACAAGTTATAGATAAATATACAGACGATATGGATTACACGGATTTTGCCGCCGGTAAAACTAGATGTGAATATAGCGGTTTAAGAAGCACGCAAAGCTATACAGACTAAATACGATAACAAATGGATAATATAAATGAAATAAAAGTTAAATCTCACAAAGATGGTGAGTCTTATACACTTAAAGAATTATTAGTTAGGATTGAAGAGCTAGAAGATAAACAATGGGAAATTAAATACTTTTTACAAAATCCTAAAAAATTAAATGAATTTTTATGACCGAAAAAGAATATAAAGCACTATATAATCGTATAAAAGAAGATTTGTACGACGAATTTCTAAATCCTGAAACAGCAACTTATGGTGCTGATGTCTTACGACATAAGGAAGATAAGCGAACTGGTTTTTTAAGTTCATTTAATTTAGAACCTATCGACGAAAAAGAAATAATAAAAGAAGAAATAGAACAGCTTATGTTAGTTATGAAAAAATATGAAGAAAACGAAGAATATGAAAAAGCTGCAATAATGAAAAAAAGAATTATATATTTAAAAAGTAAATTATGATAAAACCAATGCTAGCCCACAAGTTTGACATCAACAGAGTTGATTATAACCAACCCGAAGGCTACTACATACAACCAAAGCTCGATGGCATCAGATGTTTATTTACTGCTGATGGTGCATACTCGCGTAACAATAAAAAGTTTATGAACCTAAAACATATTGAAATGGCTCTTAAACCTTTCTTTGAACAACAACCAGATGTAGTACTCGACGGCGAACTATATAATCATAAGTTGAAAAACGATTTTGAAAAGATCGTATCGCTTGTACGAAAGCAAAAGCCAACCGAAGAAGATAGACGTAATGCTCAACACCTTATACAGTTTCATGTATACGATTACTTTTCTCAAGATTCTTATTATGAAAAGTATCAAACTAGAATGCACAATTTAGTTTGTTCTGACATTTATGGGCCTTGTATTAAAATGGTAGAAGCTTATAAAGTAAGAAAACACGATGATTCATTATATTATCATTGGAATGAGTTTCTCTCTAACGGTTACGAGGGCTCTATACTCCGTGACGGTAGCGCTTTATATAAGCACGGCCGATCGTACGGTTTAATGAAGTTCAAAGACTTTAGCGACGCAGAAGCAACAATTGTGGGCTATGAAATTGGTCAGGGTAAACGAACTGGTACACTTGGCAAGTTCTTAATGATGGATGATGATGGCAATAGATTTGGTTGCCCTCCTGGTAAAGGTTATAATTATAAAGACCTTGCTAATATGTTAAAAAATATTAATAAATATATTGGCCAGCGAGCTACGTTTACTTATTTTCAAAGAACTAATGCGGGTAGTTACAGACACCCATTATTTAAATGTATTAGAAATTATGAGTAAATTAATATGGCAATTATACAACGACAATATGATCTCAGAGGAGGTGGCAAACCTCTTATTAGACAAATACTATAATAGATTAAACAATAAAAGATATAAATGAATATATTTTATTTACACGAAGACCCTAATTTAGCTGCAAGCTATGTATATGATAAACATAAAGTTAAAATGATATTAGAGTCTGCTCAAATGCTTTGTACAGCTCATCATGCTTTTAATAATGGTAACAATGTACCTTATAGAAAAGTTCATTTAAATCATCCGTCAAGTATTTGGGTTCGTGAAAATACACATCATTACTATTGGTTGTATCAACATATGTTAGCCTTAGGTAATGAATATACAAAAAGATATAATAAAATACATCTAACAATAACTAAATGTGCAGAGGCTTTATTACACCCTCCTAGTGGTATGCCAACTAAAAAGTTTGAGCAACCTCCACAGTGTATGCCCGACGAACATAAACGTTCCAATGCTATACACGGTTATTGGCGATATTATATTATTGATAAAGCAAAAATAGTAAACAAAAATGAAACACCTTATACTTATAACACTATTCCTAAAAGAATTAGTGACCGCTACGGTTTATCATGCGGTAATTGAACAGACAGACAGTACTCCATTCGTTACTGCCTCAATGAAACAAATAAATCCTAATAACCCTGCGGGACATCGCTGGATTGCAGTTTCACGAGACCTTGAAAAGTTGGGCTATACGTTTGGAGCAGTTGTCTGCATTGAAGGAATAAATAAACAATTTGACGGTGACTGGACTGTACAAGATAGAATGAATAAACGTTTTACTAAACGTATTGATTTTCTTGTTAACGAAGGTACTATGGGTAAATGGAATAATATAAAAATAGAAATAAATGAGTAAAGCATCACAAAATGCAAAGCATTTAATTAAAGTTAATTATATGCAAATAGCAGATAAAATTAAAAATTTTAGAAAACCGCGAAGAGCGACGAAAGCAAGAAAATAATTAAATAGTAATAAGCTAATGTCACAGAAAAGAAATATGGCATGGTTAAACAATAATAGGATAATATATTATAGAAATCCTATTAGCGATATGCCAACCGAAAGTACTGATCTATATGATTACTACGCAGAAGGTACGCATGAATGCTATAGTTTATTTAGAAGTAAAGCAAAGATAACTACTTATAAATCATTAAAATGGCATTTATTAGTTATATATTATTTAAATTATGATGGTAACCCGCATCCATACCAATGGTTTAGTAAAGTTGCCAGGTTTATTGCTGATAAAAAAAATGGATTTGTTACGTTTTATATTAAATGGCAAATATTAGAACAAATGATATTAGACGTTATATTAAAAGGTAATGATCCGCCTCGCAATCGTATACGTAAAGTTATATTTAAACCGTATACTATGTTAACATTAAGCGAGAAACTTAGTATTGTAGGCAAACTAATAGGTAGAGGTAAGAAGATAGTTGAAGATGATATTTATGAGTGCATGTTAAGTTTAAATAATGAAAAAACAAAAATAACTATTAACAAAATTGCTAAATCGTTAAATTGTTCAAGCAGAACAATATATCGTAATATGGGCAATCAATTAAAACTTGAAAAAAAATTATTAAACTCTGAACTATGAGAAAATATAATATAGATAACTATGTTAGATATAAAAAAGATGTTGAGATTAAGCTTGACAAAGTAAGAAAACCAGTTGATGGTGACTATACATTTTTAACAGACGAAGAAATACAAATTAATTTTTTACCACTGGTTGAAACTTTAGCAAGAAAACAATCAACTTCAGATCAAGCTTCGGGTGTTCTTAGTATAAATGATTTATTGCAAGAAGGTAATTTAGGTTTATGCGCAGCTGTATCTAAATTAGACAGAACGCTTTTAGCAGAATCTGAGGACCAAGAAAAAACTTTAAAGTCGTTTCTATCAAAAAGAATTAAAGGCGCAGTTAGAAGAGCCGTGGATATGAATAGAGGCGATGTAAGAATACCTGAACATAAGCTAAACGAAATAAGACGTAACCCTAAAGATGAAAAGATGGTTGCTATGTTTTTTAATAGTGTATTTTCAAGTATCGATTCAAAACCAAACAATGAAGAAAATATGGCTTATCAGGTTATAGATAAATCTGAACCATATAATATAGCTTTACTTAATACATATTTATTATCGTTAATGAGAACTCATTTAACAACTATTCAATACGATGTACTACGTATGAGCTACGGACTAGACTGCGAAAAATGTTCGGCAAATGACATTGCAGCTAAACTGGGAATCAATGTAAGCACTGCTCATGTTCGCATTTCTCAAATAAAAAGAGATGCCATACAACAGCTTATCGATAATGTAGATAGCTCGCAAGTGCTTGATTACCTGTAAGTTACGGTGAAAAAAACCGTTTAAGTTTAATTTATTTTATGTAATTATATTATTATGACCATAAACCAAAAGCTGGCAACAATCCAGACAAAATTTAAATCGAAGAAAAGTAGATTTAACGCATTCGGCAAATATAACTTCAGATCAGCCGAAGACATTCTCGAAGCAATTAAACCCTATCTTTTACAGTTAGGAGTATCAGTAAGGATTAAAGAAAAATTAATCTCACCTGAGCCTATGCCTATATTGCAAAGTACTGCAATTATTAAAGATGAAAAAGGTATGGAATTGAAAGCTACAGCATTAGTAGGTGTAGACTTAAATCAGAAGGGTATGCAAACTCCACAACAGTTTGGAAGCGCATCGAGTTATGGGAAGAAGTATGCGTTGGGTAATCTATTATTAATAGATGATACTCAAGATAGCGACGCTACAAATGATCACAGTAAAAAGAAATTCACAGCTCCAAAATCAATTAAGCCAAAGCTTAATGATATACAAAAAGCCGTAGACTATATTAAAGCTGGCGGCAAAATAAATGCTATAAGAGCTAAATATGAACTAACTGAAGATCAAGAAAACAAGCTAAACACGATTTAATTCGGATAATATGAACAAAGAAGCGATTATTGAAAAGCTTAGAGAAGACGAACATTATTACGGTGAGTTTGGAAAACAATATCTAAGTAATAGTGACATAAGAACTTTGCTTAATAATCCTTTAGCACTTGGAGAACAATCTAAACCAAGTCCAGCATTTTTAGTTGGAGGTTATTTTCACACAGCTATACTTGAACCAGATAAATTAAAAAAGTATAAAGTTATTGAATCTACAACTAGAAATACTAAAGCTTATAAAGAAATGTCAGGTGGAGAGTTGTGTTTATTACAACATGAAGTAGACAAGATTGAGCTGATGACACAAAAAATAATGGAAAACGATATATGCCGCGGACTCATACGCGGTATAGATGTTGAGTATGAGAAGCCAGGTATTGCAGAGCTTGAAGGAGTTATGTGGAAGGGTAAAGCTGATATAGTCAATCACGACGAGAAGCTTATAATTGATTTGAAAACAACCAAAGATATTAATTCTTTCAAGCGGTCTGCTTACCGTTGGAACTATGATTCACAAGCATATATTTATAGTACATTATTTGGATATGAATTTGTATTCATAGCTATTGATAAAGAAAGTCATCAAATAGCAGTTATGGATTGTTCACCTGATTTTTATGAGTCAGGTAAAGACAAGGTTAAAAGAGCAGTAGAAGCTTACGATTTATTCTACAAAACAGATGGATTTGATCCATCACAATATTTTATTAATTTAACACTTTAATTTTATTATTATGCCTAGAACTAAAACAAAAACCTGTACAGTAACAGGAATGAGAACAAGTACAAATAACTTTTACGGAAATCAAACTCATGTAAAAGCTGTTGATAACTTGAGAAGAGTAACTGGTGCAAGTAAAGACCAGTTAACTAGAATGTTTAATCAATTACAAACATATTAATATGGCAAGTATTATAGCAACAAGTATTGACCTTACTAAAATACCCAAAGATAAAATTATCGATGGTAAGAAAGGAAAATACTTACCAATTACAATTACTGTCAACGACGAAGTTGATCAGTTTGGTAATCAAGGTCCTGTTGTAGTTCAACAAACTAAAGAGGAAAGAGATGCTAAAACTGAAAAAGTTTATCTTGGTAACGTAAAAGTAGTATGGACAAACGGTGATAATGTTGAGGTGGCCGCAAGAGATAATGCTCCTGCTGCTATGCCACAACAGTCACAACAACCAGTAGACGATTTACCATTTTAAACAATAATTAATGCAAGTAAATAACACGGAGATTAACGGATTTTTAATCGACCAGTTTAACCAGCATGAATTAAAGGTTGGTGCAACGCAGGGGATTTGTCCCCTGTGTTCACATAACCGCAAGCCAGAAAATAGAAAGGCTAAATGTGCTAGTTACGATTGGGAACGTGGATTAGGAACTTGTCATAACTGTGATTCAACTTTTCAATTACATTCTTATCAACGCAAAGGTGAACCAAATAAAGTATACGAAAAACCCGATGCTATACACTTAGTTGAATACAAAGAATTAAATAGCAAAGTTGTAAAATGGTTTGAAGATCGTGGTATATCAAATAATACTCTTAATGATTTAAATGTCACAGAGGGCAAAGAATATATGCCACAGACCGGACAAGTTGAGAACACTATCCAGTTTAATTACATTATGGGCGATGAGCTTATTAATGTTAAATACAGAGACGGACGAAAGAACTTTAAATTATATAAAGGTGCTGAGAAAGTCTTTTATAATATAAATAGCATAGTAAATACCGATACATGTGTTATTGTTGAAGGAGAAATGGATGCTTTAGCTTTTCACGAAGCTGGTATTACTAATGTAGTATCTGTTCCAAATGGAGCCACACTTAATCATAATAATTTAGATTATCTTGATAACTGTATAGATTATTTTACAGATAAAGAAAAAATAATATTAGCAGTAGATCAAGATGAGGCTGGCGTTGCATTACAAAATGAATTAATAAGAAGACTAGGTGCAGAAGTATGTTACTTAGTTAATTTTATTGATTGTAAAGACGCTAACGATTATTTATTAAAATATGGTAAAGAAGATTTAGCAAATGTAATAACCGAATGTAGACCTGTACCACTTGAAAATGTAACAACCTTTAAAGATATAGAACATGAAGTTACGGACTTTGTACAACACGGCTTTAAAAAAGGATTCCAAATTGGTTTATCAAATTTTGATAATATCTTTAGCACTTATACTGGTCAATTTATTACAGTTACTGGTATTCCTTCATCTGGTAAATCAGATTTTGTAGATCAAATGGTCGTAGGTTATAATAATAACTACGGCTGGAAAACAGCATTTGCATCACCAGAAAATGCGCCTACATATTTACATGCGCATAAACTAATGCGTAAAGTATGGCAAGATATGCCACGAAAATCAGATATTGGCTCAGCTAAATGGAAACAAGTAGCAGAACACGTTAACGATAATTTTTTCTTTATCGATATGGAGCGTTATACTCTTGAAACAGTATTACGTAAAGGTGCAGAATTAGTTAAACGTAAAGGTATCAAATGTCTTGTTATTGATCCATTTAATAAAATAAGAGATGTTGATTGTAAAACTGAAGATGTAAACAGATATACAATGGAATATCTAACTAAAATAGAAACGTTTGCAAAGAAGTTTGATGTATTAGTATTTATAGTAGCTCATCCAACTAAAATGTATAAAGATAGCAATGGCAAGATTGAAGAACCAACTATGTATAATATAAAAGGCGGTGGTGAATGGTATGATGCTTCTTATCATGGTTTATTAGTACATAGAGATTACGAAGCTAAAACTGTTAAAGCAAAAGTTTTAAAGGTTAAGTTTCAGAATCTTGGCGAGAACGGAGCTGAAGCTAATTTTAAATGGGAACCAAGATCTGGATGTTTTATACCTTATGAGGTTGAAAGCTTAGAAGAAGAGCCAATGCCCTGGGAATAATGAAAAGTTTATACAAAAGAAGAAAAAGAAATCTATTGCCTTCTTATATGCCAACAGAAGATGAATGCGAATGGAAATTGTTTTGTACAAGAAATAATATAAGAATATCGCCGTGGGCTACTAATCAAGATGGACAATGGAAAATATGTATAAAAGTAGGGCCGTATAAAAAAGGAGAAAAATGTAACTTTGCGCCATCTATTTATGATAAGCATACGTTATGGCCAGAATATTATAAATTTTGTAAATATTATTATGATAAATATAGAAAATGATTATAGAGCATTGCTAGCCAGCATATTGCATTCTGCTTCAGATAAGAAAGATAGAACAGGTGTAGGTACTAAATCTTTATTTGGTAGGCAGTTAACTCATGATATGAAATTAGGTTTTCCTTTATTAACAAATAAAAAAATGTATTTCAATTCTGCTAGAACAGAATTATTATGGATATTGAATGGCAGAACAGATATGAAATATCTAAGAGATAATAATGTATCTTATTGGGATGCTGATTACAAAAGATCTGGCAGAAAAGATGGAACGCTTGGTCCAGTATATGGAGCACAATGGCGTAAATGGAAAATAGCAGATGGTGCATACACTAGATATGTAGATCAATTATTTAATTTAGTTAAGAATATAAAAGAAAATCCTAACTCAAGAAGATTAATTGTTAATGCTTGGAACTCGTCTGAATTAGAAAATATGGCATTGCCTCCTTGTCATTATGCTTTTCAAGTATATATAAACAATGGCAATATGGATTTAATGTGGATTCAAAGATCTGCTGATGTATTCTTAGGCTTACCTTATGATATTGCAATGTATGGTTTATTATTAGAATTACTTTGTAAAGAAACAGATTATAAACCGGGTAAGTTAATTGCACAATTAGGTGATTGTCATGTATATAAAAATCATATAGACGCTGCTAATTGTTATATATATAGAAAAGAAACAAATAATTTGCCTGAACTAATATTAAATGAAGGCATTAAAATAATAGACAATAAATTACATATACCAAATAAAGAGTCTATTAATATAATTAATTATAATCCTTTGCCAGCGATACCGGCAAAATTAAACGTAGGAAAATGACATATTATTTATACCATATACCAGGTAAAAAGATTGGTGTTACACGTGATCTTAATAAAAGAGTTACGGAAACGCAAGGCTATAAGCCCGGTGAATATGAAGTTTTAGAATCTTCAACAGATATAAATTACATATCAGATAAAGAAATAGAACTTCAAAAGTCTTTCGGATATAAGAAAGATACTAAACTTTATAAAAATTTATTTAAAATGAAAATAAACGTAACCGAACAAACAACAACATTTCCCGTAAAGCTTACTAAAATTAAAGAAGCTTTAGAAAACGAACCAAATCTAACTTGGAAAACAGAATTTGGTAAAGTTGCTTTGTGTCCACAACTTATAACATGGATAGTAGGAAATGTACATGAGTCGAGATATAATAGCGAAAGAAGCTATGTATATAATAAAGCTTTATGGGAAGCTTTTACTGAAATAAACAGCTTAGATTCTTTAAAGAAACATATAGCTAAATTTAAATCAAACTCAAAAGATAAAGTAAATGCAATACCTTCTTATGCTATCTTTGATTTAATAAGAAACTGGGCAGCAATTAGAGGTATATATGAAAAAGGTAATAGCCATACACAATATGTTAAGCTTCAAGAAGAAGCTGGTGAACTTGCTAAAGCTTTATTAGATAAAGATAAACCAGAAATAAAAGATGCTATAGGCGATATTGTTGTTGTATTAACAAACTTAGCATACTTAGAAGGTTTTCAAATAGAAGACTGTATTGAAACTGCCTATATAGAAATTGCTGCAAGAAAAGGCAAAATGATTAACGGAACATTTGTAAAAAATGAATAGAGATAAAATAATTGAACGAGTAATTAATAAGATTAAAAGCCGTTCAGATGTTGGCTATAAAAAATATGGCGTAACATTACACGATGATAACCAACCATTAGACAGGTGGTTAACTCATATACAAGAAGAATTAATGGATGCTGTAAATTATATCGAAAAAGCTAAAGCTGTATTAACAGATGAGGTTGAAGAAGTTATGCTTAAAAGATTTGAATTAGTTAGTGAAGAAGAGTTCGATAAAAATATAGCTAATATAAATGTTGATGAAGAGGAAATATTATAAACGCAAAAAAAGAGGTCCTGTAGTTTCAAAAAAAGTTGAATACGATGGAATAACTTTTGCTTCTGGTTTAGAAAAATATATGTACATAGCTTTAAAAGCTGCTAATATAAAAGCTAAATATGAAGGCGAAACGTTTGTATTGTTAAATGGTTTTCATTTTGATAATGAAGCTTATGAAAGACAATCTAATAGTAAAGGGTTATTTAAAAATAGAGGTAGTAAAAGAGTGCTGCCTATAAAATATACACCTGACTTTATCGGCAAGAACTTTATAATTGAAACTAAAGGTAGACCTAACGAATCTTTTCCAATGCGTTGGAAACTATTCAAGAGATTGGTAACACAACAGTTCCCAAGCTATACTTTATTTAAACCACAAAATCAAAAAGAATGCGACAAGGTAGTAGAAATTTTAAAGAGTCAGCCAAGCATTTAGCTAGACGCAAATATAAAGAGCGTAAAATTAACTCTTTTATAAAATGGTCATTAGCAACTCGCGGTTATTTGAGGTGGAAAGATTTAGAATTTATACATAACGAACACGGAATAAAATGCTATGGCTAAAAAAATAAATATATATCAATATATAAGAAAACCAAAAAAACGTAGACCAGGAATTCATGCGAAATCCAAGTCTTCAAATTTAAAATCAAGTAATAATTATGTTAAAAAATACAGAGGGCAAGGGAGGTAAAAAAAATTGGAGTATGGCCTTAGGTTTATATCCCGGTATATTATTAGGGGTTAGAACTTACGAAGGACCTACGCATACACAAACAGTTTTTTATTTACCTTTTATTGACTTAGCAATTGAAAAAGAAAATTAATATGGCAGCACCAATATTTACAGAAAGAATACCTTATAAGCCTTTTGAATATCCTGAGTATTATACAGAAGGCTGGTTAAAACAAGCTCAGGCGTTTTGGTTACATACAGAAATACCTATGTCAGGTGATGTTAAAGACTGGAACGAAAAATTAACTAAAGAAGAGAAAAACTTAGTAGGTAATATACTATTAGGTTTTGCTCAAACAGAGTGTGCAGTATCTGATTACTGGACACAAAAAGTCGTATCATGGTTTCCTAAACATGAGATACAGCAAATGGCTATGATGTTCGGCTCACAAGAAACAATACATGCTGTAGCTTATAGTTATTTAAATGAAACACTTGGCCTCGAAGATTACGAAGCTTTTTTACACGAGCCTGCGACCGCTGCAAGGTTTGATAACTTGGTTAGTTATGACGGGTCCGATCCTGTTGGTATTGGCAAGTCTCTTGCTACTTTTTCTGCTTTTGCTGAAGGTGTTAGCTTATATTCTGCCTTTGCTGTATTATATAGTTTTCAAATGAGAAACCTATTAAAAGGTATAGGGCAACAAATGAAATGGTCTGTAAGAGATGAATCATTGCATAGTAAAATGGGTTGTAAGTTATTTAGACATATGTGTTCACAAATACCAGGATTAAAAGAAGAATGCGAACCACATATATATGAAGCAGCATTAACAATGCACAATGCTGAAATGTCTTATATAACTAAGATATTTGAAATGGGCGATATAGAAAATTTAACAGCTTATGATTTACATCACTTTATTAAGAAAAGAGTTGGCGATAAGATTGCAGAACTTGGTTATACAAATAGAAAATATAAGCAGTGGGATTGGACAGAAAAAAGTTATGACCAAAAAGCAGTTGATAAAATGGCTTGGTTTGATCATCTTACCGGGGGGCATACCCATACTGATTTCTTTGCGGTTAGGCCGACTGATTACAGTAAAGCTAACGAAGGTGAAGACTTTGAAGATATTTGGTAATGAATATAAAGCTTTTAAGAATAATAGCAACAACTAAAAGGCTAACGCCTATTCAAAAAATGTCTACTCGTATAGGATATATGGGCGCAGGCTTTTTAGTTGCAGCTCAATGGACTATAGAGCCTAAGTTATATATGGCTGGTTTTATTTGTGTAATGATACAAACAGCAGCTAGAAAGCAATGGAACTTAGTTGCTTTAAATATTAATGGCTTATTTGCCTGGACAAAACATTTAATATCATGAAAGAAAGTAAATTAATTGAAATAAAAAATAAAGTTGAAGTATTAGGCTCGGCATTAACAAGATGTTTAAAAGAAATAGAAACTTTAAAAACATTATGTCAAGGAACTTTAACGGCTTTCCAATTACATATTGGAAAAGAAGATTGGGATAAAATTGTTGAACAACTAAAAGATTTAGATAAAAGAGATGTGGAACAATAATTGGAAAAAAGGTGTTGATTACCCTTCTTGGGGAGACACTGATGTATATAAAAAAACAATAGCAGGTGGTTATTTAATTGGTGATGAAACACCAAGAGATGCTTATAATAGAGTTTGTACAACTGTAGCTAAGCGTTTAAATCGCCCAGAACTAACCGAAACTTTTTTCGAATATATATGGAAGGGTTGGTTATGTTTAGCTTCCCCTGTGCTTTCTAATACAGGCACAGACAGAGGTTTGCCTATATCATGCTTTGGTATTGATGTTGCTGATAGTATACACGATATTGGTATGAAAAATTTAGAAATGATGCTACTCGCAAAACACGGCGGCGGAGTTGGTATCGGAGTTAATATGATTAGACCCGCCGGTGCAAACATAACTGGAAATGGAACATCTGATGGAACTGTGCCTTTTTGTAAGATCTACGATTCAACAATACTCGCAACGAATCAAGGATCTGTCAGAAGAGGAGCTGCAAGCGTTAATATTAATATTGACCACCCCGATTTTGAAGAGTGGTTGGAAATACGAGAACCTAAAGGCGACATTAATCGTCAATCACTCAACCTCCACCAGTGCGTTGTGGTCGGCGACAAATTCATGCGAAAGCTTGATGCAGGAGATAAAGAGTCTAGAAGATTATGGGGAAAGCTATTACAAAAGCGTAAAGCAACTGGAGAACCTTATATTTTATTTAAGGGAAATACAAACAAAAGTAACCCAAGAGCTTATAAAAAACACGGCTTAAAAGTACATATGACAAATATATGTAGTGAAATAACATTACATACAGATGAGTCACATTCTTTTGTTTGCTGCTTGTCATCTTTAAATTTAGCTAAGTATGATGAGTGGAAAGGAACTAATATAATATATGACGCCACTTGGTTTTTAGATGGCGTATTAGAAGAATTTATACAAAAATCAAAAGGTAAAGTTGGATTTCATAATTCAGTTAGATCAGCAGAAAAAGGAAGAGCACTAGGCTTAGGCGTTTTAGGTTGGCATACTTATTTACAGGAAAAAGGTTTACCGTTTGAAGGATTATTATCACAATATGAAACAAGAAAAATATTTAGTCAAATTAAAATCGAGTCTGAAAGAGCTTCAAGAGCTCTCGCTGAAACTTTCGGAGAACCTCTTTGGTGTGTTGGTACTGGGTTACGTAATACCCATTTACGCGCTATTGCTCCTACTGTTAGCAATTCTAAGCTTAGTGGAAATGTGTCAGCCGGTATTGAACCGTGGGCTGCGAACGTCTTTACTGAGCAAAGCGCTAAAGGTACTTTCATAAGAAAGAATCCAACGCTTAAAAAAATATTACGTAAAAATAAAATTGATAATGAAATTATATGGAATCAAATATTAAAGGACGGAGGGTCTATACAAGGTTTAAAACAATTAGACAATGTTACGCATGGTCCTCACGACATACCCGTCAAAGAAATCTTCAAAACATTCAAAGAAATTAATCAGTTAGAATTAGTTAATCAGGCTGGCATAAGGCAACAGTATATAGATCAATCAGTAAGTTTAAACTTAGCTTTTCCTAGTGTTGCTACGCCAAAATGGATTAATAAGGTGCATATGGAAGCGTGGAAGAAAGGTATTAAAACTTTGTATTATATGCGTACAGAG